CGAACGTTGATACGATCGAATGCGGAAGAAACAGCAAGCGCAGTCTTATCACCGAATAAGAGAATTCCAGAACCATTCTGATTAACAATAGAGTTAACTCTTCTTGGATACAGACGATCTCTTTGTGCCTTGGATGGGTTGTATGCAAGTTTAATTGCATTATTCAGTTGTCCTCTCTGAAGACCAGCAGGTGAGAACCAAGGATATGCCTGAATGTTAGTTCTTACCATCAGACCAGCAACGTCTCCGTTGGTTGGAATATAGCGGAACTTATCATTAAATCTATCATACATGTACTTGTATCCACTATCGAATACAGCGTATGATGAAGATGTTAGTGATGAATAGAACGAGATAACGTTATCTGTTTGAGTATCAGAGTTAGCAATTTCAACAACATCTGCCTTGTGTGGAGAAATTGTCGTCATGCAATCTTTTCTTGCATTAGCAAGAGAGATCAGATAGTTTGCTTTTGCCTTGGATTCGTCTTTGGTACTGCATCCTGGTCCACCAATCAGGAAGTCAACTTCGACTTCATCTTTGTTTGAGAATAAAGAATATCCAGAGATTACATCGCTAAGACCTGCTTGCATTCCTCCAGTTGCACCGTAGTCTTGACCACCAGCGAGATCATAAGTTGCTGCACCAATAGCATTGAAGGTAACACCTTGCGCTAATACGTTCCAAGCACCATCGGAACCTATAACTCCCTGCCATTGTTCAACTCCAGTACCTGCAGTTCCTGAATTGGTTCTGAAGTCAACAGCAGTAATAACTGTTCCGTTAAGATCATCATTCTCATCTCCAAGATTTGCTCCTGCAAAGATATACTCAGATCTATCTGCAATATAGTCTTTGTAGAATACTTTCAGAGGTGAATTAACTGCAGAGATTGCATCTGTAGACTTGGAAAGGAAGGTATGCTTCTCAAGCAGGTTTCCTTGGATTCCTGTTACTTTTCCTTCATCATCATAAATTGCTATGTGAATAGCATCACCTTTACCAGATCTTTCAGAAGAGTATCTGCTTGTAACTGGTTTTGGTGCAATGTTCTTCCAATAAACTGTGGAGTTTGTTAGTCCAAGTGTCTGTTGATCATACCAGTCAACTGCGTTAGTTACGCTAAATGCGGTAGCTGCAGCACCAGTTGCATTATGAGAATAAATTGTTGCGGTTGATGGGAATGCCGCACCCGTTACTCCTTCAGCGTAATCAATAGCAGTAATCGAACCCGCTGTCGAAACAATTTTAGTGAATGTAACTGCGACTCCTGCCTGCATCGTGGTAGTAATTCCAGGACTGATAGTCATTCTGTTACCAGAAAGAACACCAGTAATCGCGAAGATTCCAGGTCTGTCTCCAAATTCTCCTCTGAGTTGTGTACCAGCGTTTATGATTGTATCTAATCCGGTGGTGCTACCAACAGTGATAGTTGTATCAGATGTTGTATGAATTCCGACAGTCGCTCTGGTTGGATTATCTCCTGGTGGGAGTTCAAATACAGAACTGCTACCGAGAGAAACTCTTGAGGTAACTTTTACATCAATAGTTCTGTTTGTTTCATTCTTACCAGTGACGATACCTTTCAAATAACCGTTAAAGGTTGATGTAGTACCATCAGTATTTGGAATTGTTGCATTTGTGAGGGTATAAGTAATACCGTATCCAACGTTGAAACCATCTAGGTCGGAAGCATTAATTGTTAATCTTTGGTCTGCTAAGTCGTCGATAACGCAGACTTTGATTCCATTCGCCCACTCTCCTGGGTTTTTAGCAGCGAATGACCATCCTACAGTATCATCAGAATGGTTGTCTTGATAATCTTCGTAGCTCTTTACTTTTGGTGCAGTACCTGCAGTACCAAATCCTCTATATGCGTTCTTTAGGTTATCACCGTCAGTTCTTACGACTTTCAGTACGCCGCCGTATGAAAGGAACGATGATGCTGCAAGCCAGTACTCATACTGGTTATTGTTGTTGCTTGGTCTTCCGAACTCTGCAATGAGTTCTTGCTCGGTGGCCACGTCAGTTGGATCTTCAACAGGACCGATTGGGAAGGGTCCAGCGATAGCACCAATATTATCTAAAACATTCTCAGCTCTTCCTACCGTAAGGTCTACTTCCCTGGTTAATACACCAGGAGATAATTGAGGAGTCGCCATGTTTTTCTCCTGTGATAGTTTCAGTTTAACTTGAAATATTTATTAAAACCTGTATTTTCAGTGGGGAAACGTAGCGTGAACTACCAATCTGGGTATGACCAATCAACAAATGGCGTCTGTTTTTTTCTGCTTTCAACAATTCTCTTTATAGTGCAATCTTTACACTCATATGACCATGAAGATGGAACTGCTCCTCTATCTTTTCTTGTCCTGTAAAAGTCTCCTATCAAGTTCTTAGTCTCTCCACAAACTCTACATTTTCTTTCATTTAGGAGAAGGTGTCCGAGTTTTATCTGACTATCTAAATCCATCAGAACCATCTCCACGGGAGCATTGAATAACCTAATATATTTAACACTGGTTCAAAGGCTAATGCTAAAAGTGTGAACATTAAAATTTCAATGAATGCTTGTTTCCATAATGGTTGCTTTAACTTCCACTCTTTGAATTTATTTGGTTTGCTTGCTAAAGCATATAAACCAGATTTTTTACCAACAACTTCTGCCCACCAATTTGGATCAACAACATTACTCAATAAGTTTAAAAATCTAATCATTGATAATCCCACATATAAGACATATCACCATACTCACTAATTGATGCATTAGACCATCTATCTCCTTCAGCATCAACAAAAGAAGAGTTATCTAAACCATCATCAATAAATCCAAATGGAGCCATATCTTGTTCTATCTGATTTTTCTGTTCCTCATAAATTCTTTTTCTAACATCTTGATCAGTTAGTTCTTTGAAGTAGTCTTGAAGAACCAACCATGCATATATTACAAGACACATAGCTAGGTCATCATTGCAACCTTCTTCTGCTTCAAAAGAATTGTGCTTTGAAATAAATGTCGTTAGTTCTGATATAATATCATAGTCATTGAATACTAATTTATCTTCTTCAATCAATGCTTTAAGATTGAGAGATCCTACCTTTTTAACAGTCTTGGACATCTTGACTCCCAGTTGAGTCTCTACCAGAAAATCCTTGACCAACAATTTGTCCAGCACGTCCTCTCATCGAGCACATGAGAACATTCTGATACTCAAGATCATAATGAAGTAATGATGCTACTTGATCTCCAATATCATTTACTTCACATAGAATGTATGCTTGATTATAATTTCTTGCAACTTCCCATATTATATTTGGGAATAGCATAGGTTTAATTGTATTGTTCTTATACTTTGCTACTATCTTATGTGGAAATTCTGTTATATCTACAACAACGAAAGCTGAGTAATCTTCACTAACTCCCCTAGCAACGTCTACTGTAATAATATAATCATGCCCTTCTTTTGGTTGTTCGTAAATATCGAGTCCTGCATTTTGCTTCAATGGATTATCATAAATCATTGATCGCAATTTACTTGGAGATATTAATGTATCAATAGATCCTAAGAACTCACACTCAAACTCAACTTTGAATTGCTGTTCTGAAGTGTTAGCAATCGTTTGTTCTTTCCACTTCGCATCACGTCCAGGAACCTCCGACCAATGGACATCAGTTGGTACATATTCATTTTTACTTTTCTCAGCATCATGCCACATACGGTAAAAGTGATTCATACCGTGTGGGGTAGATACAATAATTACTTTGGTACTTTGACCAGACGTAATAGTAGGATAAACAGAGGCAAAGAACGAGTCAGCAATGTGATTTGGGACGAACGCGAACTCGTCGAGAAAGAGGATGTTGAACGACATACCTCGGACAGCACTCGCAGACGTAGAAGCAGCCAGTATTTTGCTCCCATTTTCTAGCTCCAAAGATCCTTTGTTCCATGCTATTATACCCTGCTGCATCCACTTGGGTAAGTTCTCGTATGCAGTTTGTAATCTGCCTAAAAGTTCCCTTGCGGTGGCTGCCTTGTTAGCAAGGATACCGATATTAACACTATCATTAAAAA